CGATGTATGGTATATGAGCAGGGGCGCTACAGGTGAATACGTGCATCCTACGCAAAAACCTGTTGAGCTAATTGAGCGTGCTGTGAAAAACAGCAGTAAAGCCGGGGATATAATTTTAGATGTCTTCGGTGGCTCTGGGTCAACTTTAATCGCTTGCGAAATTGCTGGTCGTGAAAGTCGAATTATGGATTTAGACCCCAAGTATTGTGATGTCATTGTTAAGCGGTGGCAGGAATTTACGGGCGAAAAAGCATATCATGAAACCTTAAAATCGCAGTTCGACAAAATAAGCGATGAACGGGCAGTGCAAACAGAGGCAGCATAGGGGCAAGCATGGCAAAAAAATTAACAGCCGAAGAAAAATGGAAGCGGTACAACAGCCGCACCAGTAAAAATATGGCAGCGCATAATCGTTCCGGTGGAAGTGTGCGCTCCCCAGTGCGCAGCTTAAGCGGTGCCAGTACCAAAGATAAGTATGACCGGGCTAAGTTCATAAGCCGTAAGGCCACGCAAGTGCTTAGCAGCCGCCAGCCGCTTAAAGATAAAGATGGCGACCCTACCCCGGCGGCAATGCAGTTCAGAAGGTGGGCAGCGCCTACACCAAAAACTTACGATGATGTGCGGAAACTCAAAGCCCGCGCAACAAAGCAGAAAGACAGCTTAGCCAAACGGCTAGGTAAAAAGTAGAAGCCGGTGGCTTCATTAGGCGTGAATACTTAAGCGCCTAGACCGATCAGCCGGTGGCTGTGGTCGCACTAATTATATTTTAATTACGGGGTCGTGCTATGATCGAAGTTTTAGCATTGGCTGGAGCTATTACGAAAATAGCTGGCGGCATAAGCAGTGCAGTACAGGCAGGCAAGGATATGAATTCCATTCTGCCACATTTTGGAAAGTTGGCGAAACTAGAGGCCGATATAGCTGTTGCGGAGTCGGGTAAGCATAAAGGCCCGCTTGGCAGGCTTACATCTAGCGAGGAAGAAGGCTTCGCTATTGCCCAAGCTAAAATGGCTCATAAAGAGGCTATGGAAACGCTTCGCAGCCATTGTCGCTTATATGGGCCACCGGGCATGTGGGATTTGGTGGTGCGTGAGCAGGCCGAGGCCCGCAAGCGCCAGAAAGAAGCGCTAGAGGCGCAAGCCAAAGCAAGGGATCGGTTGTTTTATGGTTTGTCATTAACAATTGCATTGGTGATTTTTGTCGCCGGTACAGGTGCAATGATTTGGGGTGCAAATGAAATTGCAAATGGCTGATGATAATCAAACAGGTACGGCGATACCAATATGTGGTTTACGATGCCAATGGCATGATTGTTGTTATCACAAGATGTAAGGGGTTAGCGCTGGCTTATGTGCAACAGCTAAGAAAAGAAAAAACCCCTGCTATCGTAGTTGATTCCTAGCCAAGCAGGGGAAGTTCAACAAGGGAGGATAATATGCGCCGAGCGTTGAACATCAACGGTGCAAGCAAAGAGTGACACAGCAAAGTCGCCAAAGTCAATTAGGTTTTAGGGTTAAATTGTGTAAAAATGTTGCCAATGGCACGGATCGGGTGATATGAGTGAAGAAAGTAAAGTATTAAAGTTTCCAGAATTAGAATATTTATTGGAATGTAACTGTGGCCGCACAGACTTCCGGTTGGTTCTGGAAAAGCAAAATCCGCTGCAATTAAAGCAAATTGAATGCGGATGTGGTGAATGGGCTTCGTCTTTAGACGAGGTTCTAGCGGCAGTACAGGAGAAGCATGCTACCTAATAAGTATACGCTATAAAAAAGTATGGCAAAAAAAGCAGAAAAAGCGCAGGCAACCGGCAAGCAAGAACAAAAAAAAGAACGACAAGCACGCGGGCGGCCAAGCTATAAACCCAGTGAAAAAGACCGAAGCCAAGTCGAGACTATGGTTGGTCTAGGTTTAACCGCCGATGATGTGTGCAACGTCATGGGGTTCAGCCGTGCAACCTTATTTAAGTATTTCCGAGATGAATTAGCCGTGGGCTACAGCGTGGCGAAAACCAACGTAACGCAAAAAGCTTTTGAAATGGCAACCAACGGCAAGACCCCGGCTATGACAATGTTTTGGCTTAAGTGCCGCGCCGGGTGGCGCGAGACGCACGTTAACTCACACGAAGAATTGCCACCAGTGATTGTAAATACGGGTGGAAGTAATGCTTAACGCTTATGATGAAATGCTAATGGAAGAACAGGGTATTTCCCCGGCCAGTGTTGATCGCCCTATCGTTATAAACTTAACGCCACCACAAGCCCGTGTGTATAACAGCAAAGCCCGGTTTATTGTTAACGTGGCGGGGCGGCGTAGCGGCAAAACATATTTGGCCCGCACTAAACTAATGGAAAAGGCAAGCGCCAAGCGTGGCGCACGGGTTTGGTACGTGGCACCAACATACCGCATGGCCAAACAGATTATGTGGCAAGACATCAAAGAGCTTGTCATAGACAGCCAGCGCATGCGTGGCACGCCTAACGAGACTGATCTAAGCATACACCTACTAAATGGCAGCACAATTGCCCTACGGGGCGCAGATAACCCCGACAGCTTGCGTGGCGTGGGTATTGATTACTTGGTGCTGGATGAAGCCCAAGACATGAGCCAACAAACGTGGGAAGCCGTATTAGCGCCCGCATTAGCCGATAGGCAGGGCGAGGCAATGTTTAGCGGCACGCCCAAGGGTTACAATTGGTTTTATGATTTATGGCAGCAAGGTCATTCAGACCCAAGCTGGGAATGTTTTCGCAGCACAACGCTAGAGTCGGGCATTGTTCCAACCGAAGAAGTAGAAAAGCAACGGCGCAGTATGGATGTGCGTTTGTTTAGGCAAGAGTTCGAGGCCAGCTTCGAAACCTTAGCGGGCCGTGTGTACCAGCCATTCATACGTGAAGATCACGCAACACCGGAAGTGGTAGACCATGGCGGTGAAGTATTGGTTGGCATGGACTTTAACGTCAACCCAATGTGTGCGTGCATTGCCTACCGGGTTGCTGACCAGTTGCATATTGCTGATGAAATTGTTTTGCCCGATGCCAACACTGAAACCATGGCGCGTGCGTTAGACCAAAAGCTAGCCGGGCGGCATGTTATCATTTACCCAGACCCAGCGGGCCGACAGCGGCGCACCAGCGCAGCACTGGGGCATACAGACTTAAGCATCCTAGAAAGCTATGGGTTTACCGTTATTGCGCCTAAGCGCGCCCCTTTGGTGGTAGATCGTATCAACGAAGTAAATGCCATGTGGGAGAACAGTGCCGGTGAAGCGCGCATGTTTGTACACCCGCGTTGCAAGCAGCTTATTAAAAGCATGGAAGGCTTGACCTACAAAGAGGGCACTAACCAGCCCGATAAGTCGGCAGGCTTAGACCATATGGCCGATGCACTTGGATACCTTGTGCATGGGACGTTTCCAATCAACTCAGAAGTCGTGGGCGCGGTGCGCGTAAGCGGTTATTACTAAAGGGGGCCGTAATGCCTATTTCAGACAAACATAACGAATATGATATTTATGGCCCACAGTGGCGGCGCATCCGTGACTGCATTGCAGGCGAGGACGCGGTAAAAGGCAGCACAACGCGGCATTTGCCTAGACCCGAAAACATGATGCCCGACCAATATGATGCTTACATTACCCGCGCTATGTTTTACGGCGCAACAGGGCGCACGCTAGCCGGGTTAAGTGGGGCAGTATTTCGCAAGCGGCCAATTGTACAAATACCAGACCGTTTACGTGACGTGCTTAGCAACATTACCTTGACCGGCGTGCCGTTTGATACGTTTGCGCAGCGGGCAGTTGAGGAAACCCTAGCACTGGGCCGCTATGGTGTGCTGGTAGACCGGCCACCAGAGGAAGATGGCCGTGCATACATGCGTGGCTACCCCGCCGAAAGCATTTGTAACTGGCGCACAATTACAACCAACGGCAGCGAAAAGCTTGAGCAAATCATACTTAGCGAAAAAGGCACCCGCACAACTGATGATGGGTTTGGCAGCGATAGTTATGACCGTTACCGTGTGTTGGAATTGGATGGCGAGGGGTACTACCATGTGCGTGTATTTGTCGAAGGCCGTGATGTTGATACGTTTATACTTGATGAAGAATATACACCTACA